GGTGATGGCCTGATCCACTCGCACTTCAATGCCCGATTTTGTGATAACAGCGGTGAACTCGTAATAAAGATCTTGAACTTGCGGATAAATATCACTTTCGGTTAGTTGCAAGAAACAGGTAAAACTGCTGCCAAGTTCCACACGGTTGATTAGTTGAAGTAGCAGTAATGAACTTTCGCGTAAACCGCTCGTTTCAGCAGTAAACAAACAGTCGATTGTTCCGCTGCCGGAAATGAGTCCGGCGGAATACATACTTTTGAAGCGGTCGGACATTGTGGTGGTGTCCAGCGCCTCGCGGTCTGTATTAAACGTGAAGCCGGTTACATCCCCAAGCAAACGTTCGACTGTGTTGCCGATGGATACATCGACCGGAATAGCCGCGCCAGTAAAGGCTTCTACGGGATAAGCCAGTGCGGGATCATTATTGACCGCTCGATCAAACGTGGAAAATAGACGGATGCCGCCAACAGCGTTCACGTTGGCATAAGCCAGAACACTTTGTTGTGTTACACCACCACCATCGGGCCATGTTGAGGTCGGTAAAAAATCCAGACCTCTGGCGTCCGTTGTTCGTATTTGGATTTCATCGCCCGTGATGATGTTTTCACTGGCGCCGTCAATTCCGATACGGTTGAGAGTTGTATTGATGTCCGCAGGTAAAACGGATGATGCAAAACTTGCCTGCGAATCGCGGCGCAGTCTGATGCGTCCGTAATTACCTAGGAAATAGGTCATGCGTTAATCAGCTCGCGGAACGGACCGTCAACAGTGAACTGCAGCGCCACGGAACTCAACTCGCCAGTGCTGACACTCAGCGAAGCGTTGGTGATGTACGCGTTAAAAGCAATATCGTCCTTGTTGTCGTTGCTGACAGGGGTGTCGCCCACGCGCAGGATCATGCCGACCCGATCTGCCTCGGTCACACCAGCACTGGTGGTCTTCATGATCTTGTTCAGGAACTGGTCGAACTGAACACCGGTCTCGCCAGCTTCAGCGCGGTAATACAGAAGCGTGGCACTGCCCGTGGCGCTACTGGCACCAGGCGTGTAACCCTTGACGGCGGTATCGACGGTGGTGGTTTCCAGCAGTTCGACAGTGGTTTCCAGGCTCCAGTCGCGCAGTTTGTAGGCTTTTTCGTTAGCCAGCGGGGTTGGGTCGGTGGTGCCCGTGGTGGTCAGGTAAAGAGCGCCAGTGCGCCCAGTGAAGTAGGCCATGTCGGTGAAGCGACTGCGCTTTTGCCCATCTTAGCGCCGCACAGTAAAGAGGTTATCGGTAAAATCTGCGATCAGGCTGCGGTCATTGGCGTCACATGGGTAGATCGTGGCGCGGACTGTAACTTCACCCTCCTCGTCCATATCAACTTGGCTAACGCGGAACACGCGCTTGCTCCGTACACTTTGACCCAGCACAAACAACCAGCCGTCGTAGGTGCTCAGTGATGCGGCCACATTGCCAGTGACGGTGGCGGTCGTTGAAATTACGCCGCTGCTGCTGCGGTATAGCAATACGTTGTAAGTACCGTCGGGCACGTTGCCAGCTACGGGCGTATTCAGGACGCCATTGGGAGCAACCACGCCTGTGTAAATCCCGTCCCACTGGTTCTGACCGAGATCCATGTAGATGTAGGCACCAGGCATGACGGGGCTGGTGGTTGGGAAGGTCTTGAACTCAATGCTGCTGCGGACGTAACGGCGGATGTTACACATCAACTTGCCGAACAAGATTGCCTGCGCCTCGTTGGTGACGTATGCCGAGAGGTCGAAGTTTTGTAGGACTGCTGTGGCTTCAACCGTGTCTGCACGTTGGACTGATACCGACCGATTGACGGCAAAAACGCCTTGTGCATCGAGTGATCTGTACACAACGGTGGCGATCATGTCTTCAACGTTGGCGTCATAGTCCATGTACTCCTCTTTATATGAACCCTCAATGATGTTGCCCTGATTAAAGAGTGCAGTGATTTGCACAGTGCGGTTAATTTCTCCTGTGGCGGTGTTGTACGGGACTGCTGGCACAAGGGTTTCCTTGCCACCGATACGGGCAAACTCCAGCAGGCTGAACGGTGCGTTATTGACCCAGAAGCTGCGCCAGTTGCTGCGGTCGGCAATGGCACCATCCATAAATAGATTGTTTTGGACGCAGAACCGCTTGGTGATGGCGAGTTGCTGGGTGTCTATGCCTTGAACGTTGGCGTAGTTGCCGATGCCATCGGTGGTGTCAATGATGGTGTCAAGGAAAATATCTGGTGCGTAGTTACTTGGACCGTCAGGCGTGGCTGGATAGGTAAGCGTGCCGGTATTTAAGCGACGGACAGGTTTGCCCTGCGTGACAAAAGCTGTAAGCGAGCGCATGTCTTGTAAACCTTTGCCGCTAAATACGTTGAAGCCCAGCAGCGACAGATTGTTGTATAACCGTGTTGTGTCAAACGTTTGCAGTTGTTGTTCTGTTACTGCAACAATGCTTAGTTCGGGACCGCGATCAAAACTTGCGGTGACATCTGTGTCCCCATCAAGATTAAACCAGTCCCATTCATTTGTGCTAGAAGGAGCCTTGTTGAGCGGAGGAAATGGATCACTTAGTGGAACTTGCTTGGAAAAACCAGTAAACACTATTTGTATGTTGGTGTTAATTGCTGTACTAAAAGAAGAGCCCGTATTTTCAAGATACAAATAGTTAAACAAACCGCCGGTTGTTGTTAATGTTCCATGCTTATACATTTCTGCCAATGGATCATTGACGGGCTCAAATCGCACTTCCCAGTTACGAGGTATGGAACTGATGAATTTTAGATAGATGTAGTTATCCTGCTCTGCCGCACGTCGAACAACGAAGATGCCGTTGACCAAGTTCCACGCGCCATTGTCAACGCGGTAATGTACCAAAAACATGTATGTTCGTTGCTGGTAACCATTGTCGTTTGCCGGGTAGCCAAATTGACGTAGGCGCCCGCTAATGCGCTTGAAAATTTGGCCCTTTAATGCAAAATCAAGGACATTACATTTTGATAGCGAGGTGTATCTAGCTTCCTCTACACGCACCAAGGCTTTCTGATAATAAAATGCAGTTGTATTGGTTGGCACTTCTTCTTGGTTGTACGCGATAGACGGTGCCCGACCGGCTTCGATACATGTCAGGTAGGCATAAAAGTTGCCATTGTCTGTTGAATCACCACTGGTGCTGGTAATACGAAACAGTGCTGAGCCAAGTTTGAACAGTGCAGCATCGTCAAACTGTGTGGCTACTGTTCGGCGTGTGTCTGCTTTAGCGCGGTAAAACTCCAGGTTGAAACCAGTCAGTGCAGGCTCAATAGTGTCCCTAACCCAAACTGTAATAGTTGCCCCAACTGGGATAACGCCTAGAACGCTTGAAGCCGTAAGGGGTCTTGAAAAACCGTTCGTGGCATAATCGAAACCACTGGACTGCAGATAAACATCTAGGGGTTCGCCAAATTTATTTCCTTGGCTATCACGTAAATACCAGAAAACTGCGAAGGGAACAGGTGAGTAGCCGCCAAAGGTGTTGGAGCTTGTGGGGGAGTAGACCTGACTAAATCCGTCTTGACGAGTGGCAGAATCGTCTAGTTGGATCCGATAGGGGTTGTCGGTGAAGTTGCCGTAAAAAACAGGGTCTGTAATGCTATTTGCTTGCCCTGATGTTTCATTGGCAAAACCAAGAAAACCAGTGCCATTGCTTTTAAAATAGATCCATTTGTTTTGCGCTATCAGATTGGTGATAGGTGTTTGACCAAAGGCGCTTTTATCGGCGTCGATAGCAGTGATTGCACCGCCCGTCAGCATGGTCAACATCTGCAGGTATTGATTTTGGCCGAAGCTGCGGATGGCGCTCCAGATCATTGCAGCGGCAATACGGACGCCGCCGTTTGCATTGATGGTTTTATCGGTATAAACGATGGGTATTGTGTCACCTATTTTGGCTAATTCTTGGACGGCGTTAAAACCAAAGCGCGGGGCAAAACGTTGTTCTTTTGTTTGTGTTTGTCCCTCTGCCGATGCCATTTCAGGCATCTGTGGTTTTGGCATCAGCAATGCTGCGCCAACTTGAAATAATATGCCGACAACAGTTAAGACGATTGCAACCACTCCCGCATCATTGCGAATATCTAAATTAGTGCCAACTTTTGCGTCGGTGTATTCGGCTTGTAGCGCCAAAAATTCAAGGTACTCCTCCTTGCTGACGCCAAGAGCGGCAATCAGATCATGCTCGTAAGGAAGGAGTTTTCTCATCATTTATGCAGGCGGAAGTAATGGCCGATGTCTTTGGGTAGGTTAGCCACCACTACTCCAGAACCCGATGATATGTACAAAACACCTTGCTCCAGCACAATGCCCATAGCCCCTGCATTTTCACCTGGCAGTAGCACCAGTGCGTGCAGCTCAGGTTCTTTTATGCGCGTAGCGTTTTTAAGCAGCCACCTCGCAATACCTTGGGGTGGAAATGTGGCGTCGGTGTAGCGGTCAAAAAAGTATTGGATGTCCGGCAAAAAGTTGTGATACCCCAGACGGTGACGGACTTCTGCCACCATCACGCAACAGTCGATGCACCCACTGCCATCACCGGGTCGTGCGTTCCAGGCACGCTTTAAGCCAATTAGGTCGTTGACGTAAGTCATTGCAGGCGGATCTGGCTATCCAGTGGAAGTGGACCCACGAGGTCACGGGTAATCTGCCTGTTCGGGAAGTTGCTGGCAACACTGTCGATGGCGCTACGGAAACGCAGTTCGATGGTGGTGTCGCTGATGCTGCTGCCCGTGCCGATGTAATACTCCGTTAGTTGGTTGGTGGTGTACGTGCCATCCGGCAGCAGCCAGACAGTTGCAAGATCTAGGCGCGATAGGCGGTTGCCGTCAGCCAAAGACAGTAACTGCAGCGCAATGGGGATGTTGGGAAACAGGATCTGCAGGACGTTGTTGTCCCCGTTCAGCGATGCTGTGGTGCCTTCAGTGCGAAAAGGCGCGAAGGGGTAGGTTTGCCCGCCATACACCTTGTCCTCATTGGCAAAGTAATTCTGGAAGTAGTAATAGGCTCCACCGCTGGTTTGCAGCTTGAAGAACTGGGCGATGCGAATGTCCATCACATATCCAGTTGTGGGTTGCGGATCTCGCCGTTGAGGGTGATGCGGACCGTACTAAAGCCCGGACGTACAGAACTTACCTCGGGCGGTCCCGCATACTCCCAGCGCAAGTTGTCGGCGGAAGCAGATGCCAATGTTGCCAAGCTGCCCGACATGCCAGCCGTGACGTTGGTGCTCAGCGTAAAGCGGCTGTTGGTTGATGTCTGTAGTTGGTAGTGGTTGATCAGTGTGACTGCCGTGGAGTCGGGGACGTTTTGGTATTCCAGTTCCAGTTTGGCGCCGTAGGGTTTGTTGCCGAAGGTGCGCTTGACCACAGCACCACTCAAGGCGCGGTACTCGCGTTGGGGGTAGACGCCGGGCGCAAACTTGCGTGAGGTGGGCGTTAGGGAGGGGAAGACAGCCATCAGCGGATACCGATACGGCTACGGGTTTGCGGTGACTGTTGGATTCGATCCAGCGTCATGCTCATGCCACGTTTGGCGCCATCGCGGGTTGCTTGGCGGCGGGTTTCAGCCATGGCAGCCTCCAGTTGATCGCGGCTGACGTATTCCACCCCGTTGATCGTACTGGTCTCAAAGCTCATGTTAAGGACAGGACCGCCGCTGGAACCAGGGGCCGCGCCCATTGAGGAGCGCAAATCGCTGTTGGACATGACGCCGCCGCTGGTGCCAGGCACAAACAACTCGGGGCCGCGCTCGCCAACGAGGTAAGGGGTGGAGGCTCTAACTGAACCGCCGTCTGCCCTGAATTGGGGTGCACCTGCTGCATATGCAAAAGTATTTGTTTCTCCTCCGGTTGCTGGACCGCCAGCAAAAGGTGATGCCCCACCGCCGCCGCCACCCAATGCTTTAAGGATGGTTTGGAGAATGATCATCGTGATTTGCTTGGCGATAATTTCGGATGCCATCTGAATAAAGGCATCGCCGACAGATTGGAAGAAGCTGGCAAGGGCTTCCTGGGCCGTCATCGTGCCAGAGATGATGCCCTGGAACGCTTGGCTGAAGGCTGTGCCAATGCTGTCTGCCACCGATACGGCGATGTTGCCGATGTTGGTCAACTTGGTCAGTTCGTCCTGTAAGGCGCCAATGCGGTTTTGGAT